TATCTTAATGGACACATTTCTAGAACTCCTCTCTGAAGATAAAGGTGGCAAGAACTTACATCTTGAACACCTTGAAGACGAAATACTCAACTATGGCGTAGATGGTGGACGGGCTGCAATTAACTTTCTCCGTTCTCTCCGTGATATGTTGGCTGGAAGTTCCCGTTCTTCCGTAAACATGACAGTCAAATGGGATGGCGCACCCGCAATATTCGCAGGGATTGATCCAGCAGACGGGAAGTTCTTTGTCGCAAAGAAATCTGTGTTCAACGTCAATCCTAAACTGTATAAGAGCAACGCAGAGATTGATGCAGATTTATCAGGTACTTTGAACAGTAAATTCAAGATAGCACTCTCAGAACTCTCTAAAATCGGTATAAAGGGTGTTCTACAGGGTGATTTGATGTTTACCGACGACATCGAAACTGATACCATTGATGGGGTGTCCTACTACACATTCCAACCCAACACCATCGTATATGCGGTTCCTCAAGACAGTGATTTGGGTAAGGCCATGAACCGTGCAAAGATTGGTGTTGTCTTCCACACCACATACACAGGTGATGATCTACAGTCTATGAAGGCATCCTTTGGTGCAGACATCAAGGGACTACGCAAGACTTCCTCAGTGTGGATGGATGATGCAACATACAAAGACACATCAGGTCGTAGCACGTTTACCGCACAGGAAACAGAGAAGGTGACCAAATACCTCAGTGATACAGGTCGCACATTCCAACGTATCAATGCAAATGGACTGCGAGCATTCCTACGTCTACAGGACAGTATGACAGGTAATCTTGCTGGTGCATCACTCAAGACATACAACAACAGCATGGTCCGTAAGGGTCAGAAGATTACTAATCCATCCGCACATGCAAAGGGATATGAGGATTGGGTCAGAATGCACTTCGACAAGCAGATTGAGAAGGCAAAGAGTGATGCTGGTAAGAAGAAGTATGAGAACATGCAGAAAGAGTATGTTCGTGAGGTCAAGAAGCACACCAAGAATCTAGGCAACATCATTCAGTTCCAGAACCATCTTGTAGATGCAAAACAGGTCATCGTAGATAAACTCAACTCAGTTCGTCAGATGACTGATACCTTCATTCGCACTCCAAATGGATATAAGGTGACTAACCCAGAAGGTTACGTTGCGATAGACCGTGTAAAAGGAAATGCGGTCAAACTTGTTGACCGCATGGAGTTCTCCTTTAACAATTTCACTGCCATCAAGGCATGGGATCGTTAACCGTACTTGAATTCCTTCCCTGCTGCCTCTTCTAGTTGAGCCATGACATCTTCAGTGAAGTATGTCTCAGGGTCATTCAGAATAGTCTTACCAAACTGCTTGGAACCATCAGGCAACTCAATACGAGTCGATACCTTCTTGAAGATTTCATACTTCTCTGCAAGTTCCAGTAGACCATAGTACTTGTCCAACCCAGTGGAATAGGATAGTCTTACGTCTACCATCTTGTTTTCAATAGTCAGGCGAGACTTGTGGTTCTTGCAGTGAATGATGTTACCGACAACCTCAGTGCCGTCCTTGTCCTTCTTCTTGGACAGATAGACGATAGAGGATGCTGCATACTTCAGACCAGAACCACCGCCCATCTCCTTTGTTGGGAACATAGAACCCACAACGTCATAGGTATGGTTGGTGACTACCATAGGAACCTTTGCCTTACCCAGTTTCAGTGTCAGAACACGGAATGCAGCCTTGAGTACCTGTGCTCGTGTCATGTCACGAGTCTCCTTACCATCTGCTGTGTCTTCTACCTCTTTAGTGGTAGACAGCATACCTAGTGAGTCGAGACAGAGCATCATCTGTGGACGGTCACCTTCTGGTTTCGACAGATGGTCATCCAGAACACGAATTGCCTGTGTCCGAAACTCCTGTACAGTGGTGACAGGCATGATAACCATACGCTTGGGGTCAATACCACGGTCAATCACCATCTGGCGTGTGATAGCACTCTCACTCTCAAAGTACAGAACACCAGCATCAGGGTTCGCATCAAGGAAGTTCTTGACCATACCCATGAGAAAGAATGTCTTACCTGTTGCACTCTCACCCGCAATCGCAGTGATCTTATTAGATGGCAGTCCACCATATAGACTACCTGATAGAAGTGCATTGAAGATGTATGAACCAGTGTCAATAAAGTTCTCTACATCACCAGCCTCCACTCCATCATCTACGATTGCAGCATATTCGTTTCCTGCTGCCTTGATTGCGTCCTGTAAAAAATTACTCATCCATGCCTCCTTTATAAATCAGCGTTTCTTCTTCCATTCTCTGCTCAATGATATCAACTAGAATATCACCAATCAGTGTAAAGAAATCCTCATCGAACTCATCGCGAGGAATGTTGTTGTTGTCTTCTATATTGTAGTCAAACGAGAGTCTAGCCAACCCCTCTGGTGTAGGTTCTGGAACACTAATGCGTCCATATGAATATATTACACCAGAGAACTTGTGGTCACCACGCAAGAGAACTGATGCTTGAGCATCACCCTCTTTTGATACATACTCCCATGTGCTTGGATTAATTCTTGGTATGCTCATACTTGCCATCCTTCTCCAAAATCTGTGTTGTCGAACACGGGTTCGTTAAACGTGTCCTCTTTTTGATTGCTGTCAACCAGACCTTCCTGCTCACTTGCATCTAGGTCATGCAGACGCATCTTTGCACGGTCGATACCGATAACAAATCTCTTATTCATGGTTGGATCATTATATCGGTTCTTCAACTGCTTGACTGCGATTTGGTTTCGTTCCTCAAGTTCCTCACTAGAAATAAGCGCAAACATGAGGTCCGCCGTAGCAGGAAGACCAAAAGACTCTGACGTATCTTCCAAACCAACATCTGTGTTGGAGTACCCGCTCCTTGTGGTCTGTGTAGCCGACATAATCGGGACGTTTGTCTCAACTGCGAGTCCCCTAAGTTCCTCAGCAATCGACTTGATATACATGTACGAGTTGACATTTGCTGCCCCCTTGAATCTACTGGATGCACAGATGTTTAGATAGTCAATGAAGATGATATCTGGTCTAAATGACTTCTTGACTGCGAGCTCCTTGATAAGACCACGAAAGTGTCCAGAGTGTGCAGATGCAGTTGGATACTCCTTGATTACCAATTGACCAGTGGTGTTCTTGATAATCTTGTTGATCTTGTCATCATACATCTGCTTTGGTAGACTATGTAGGTCTTCCATAGAGATGTTCATGAGGTTTGCATCAATACGTTCTGCAATACGTTCCTCTGCCATCTCCATAGAAATATACAATACGTTCCTACCTTGGTTCATACAGTTCGCAGCCATGTGACACATGAACAGAGACTTACCCACACCAGTTCCAGCAAGGGCAATGTTCAGTGTCTTAGGTGGTAGTCCACCTTTGGTGATACGATTGAAGAAGTCAAGGTCGAAAGGTATCTTCTCCTCTACTGTGTGGTAAAATTCGAACCGTGATTCTGCATCAAGTAGATAGTCATGACCAACAGAGTTATCAAAACCAACAGCCAAGGCATCTGTGAGAATGCTCGGGATAGCATCGACATTTCGATTCTTATCTTTTCCATCAATGATTTGTATGCCTTCAACAATTGCATTGTATACCGCCTTATCCTTACAGAATTTCTCTGTAGTCTCTACTAACCACTCTAAATTCGCATCATCGTCTTTCTCAAGACTTTTAATTATATCAATCACCGCCTTCACATCTTGTTCATTCAAGTCACGGCGATTATCAATCTCAATTTCAATGGATGTTTTGTTTGGTAGGGAGTTGTACTTCTCCACGAACTTTTGTATCTCTTCGAATACAATACGTTCACTGCGATCAGAAAAGTAGTCTCCCCGCATATGGGGAAGAACCTTCCTCGCATAATCTTCATTTGCAATCAACTCAGATAGAGCTGTTCTCTCAATCGTCTGCATTCATATACCTCGTTAAACCAATAGATTCTTCTATGCGAGATTTTGCCATGTCAACATATTCTTGATGAATTTCAATCCCCAAATATTTCCTATTTAGATTTACGCAAGAAACTCCAGTTGTACCACTTCCCATAAATGGGTCAAGAACTAAATCTCCCACGAAACTATAATATTTTACAATTTTATCACTCAATTCTTTTGGGTATGGCGCAAGATGTTTTGATTTTGTTTCTGGATTTATTTTCCACACATTTGATCTTTCATATCCATCATCTACTAATGATTTTTCTAATATCTCCCCATCGTATGAACGTACAATTTTGTCAATCAAGAAATCTGATGGTTTCTGGAATACAAATATAGTCTCACTTACAATGTTAGGTTTATATGCCACTGGTTTTCTATGTTGAAAGAAACCACCGTTACGATTAATAGAAGAACCTTCTGGTTTTAACCATACAATATCATCAATATATTTCCATCCCATTTGCTCCATTAAAGTAAAAAAATGAAAAGGTATTGCTAATCTTTTACTTTCATGTGATCTTGATTCTCTTGACACAATTACTGGCGATAAATTAACCAAACACATTCTTCCAGATTTGGTTACACGAAAAACCTGTTGGAAAACATTATCAAGAAATTGCAAATAATCCTCATAATTCGGCCAAGTCGAATATGATTTTGCATTATAATATGGTGGAGAAGTGCATGTTAAATGCACACTCTCTTCATGAATGGTTTTTAAAACATCTTCACAATTGCCTAGTATTATTTCATTCATCCAATTACCCTACTTGATCCCTTATGACTGTTACAGTCTCCATTTTCTATGGACTTCCTTCCGTGACAAAGTTTACAGTAGGTTTTTACGTTTTCAGGCGTGTTATTGTGATGATCACCGTCCAGATGATCAAGATCAAGTGAATTTAAAAATCCTGACCAACACTCTGAATCTACTGGACAGGTGAAACCAAGATGACCATCGTAATTTTCACAATACTTCTTTTTATGAATTGTTACACCTTCAACAACCAATCCTTTTTTTCGTGCATTGGTGCAACGAGAACATTCACTTTTAAATGACCAATATTTCCACTCTCGTACCAAAACGTCTCGGTCACAACCATGATTAACACATTTTGGTAGCACATTACCCTCATTAAAGAATTTCTCTTTCATTTCACTTGAGATGGTGCTTTTCATAATAACCTCTTCTGTTTTCTCACTATAACTAACTATACCACTCCTAAACAGATTTGTCAAGCGGATTCTTCATCTAGTCTTCCTCTTCCAAAAAATATTGTGAGACAGGTATCTCACATCTCACTAAAAAGTCCACACCCACAGTTTCCCTATAAGACTGTGAATATACAACTTCACTCACTCCAGCAGAGTATAACATCTTCGCACAAGAAAGGCAAGGCGCATGTGTAATAAATGCAACAGAACCTTCACCTGACTCATTTGACCTCGCAAGTTTTGCGACAGCATTTGCCTCTGCGTGAATTACCTCTGGTTTGGTTTTACCACTCTCATCCTCACATACATTAGTCCACTCACTTGGCATACCATTGTATCCGATACTTATGATACGATGGTCCTTGACCAGAACACACCCCACCTTAAGTCTCTCTGCTGTACTGCACTCTGCATATGCATGT